ATCCACATCTCTAAACTCGCCTGGGGCTATCGGTGTATCATCTCCTTTAACTCTGAGGCCACGAGTTTTAAATCCGCCAGGAAGATTCGAAAGTGTCCCAGCATCCACGAGTTGACGTATAAGAGACGTACCAGACTTAGCGAAAGCGCCAACGAGATGAATAAGACCAAAGTTATAAAAACCAAACCCAGGAATATAACCGTAGTGTACAAAATGGTTTCTTTTAGTTTGTAAATCATCATCAGGTCTCCAGTTACGTCTAATTGCTAATATGTTGCTCGTACCTTTTTCAATGGTAACAATATAAGGTAACGCTATACCTGTAGGTTTACCTTTATCATCTTCATGTTCGTAACCTGCTAAATCTAATTCAACATGCATTTCTAAAAGTTTATATCGATCATCCGTAGTTGCACGGAAGCCTAACTTCTCAGCAATCTTCTTCTCAACTTCGTCCATTGTGTTGAGCGGTTCACCTAAATCTAGTTCTCTATAGAACCCTTCGTGTTGAAGTCGTTTAACTTCATTCGTAGTTTTACGCATCACGTGAGTAATACGTTCAGCTTGTTCTAGACTTGACGCACCGTAAGGTACAACCACATCTTCTGCTGGAACATACATAGATACTTGACGACCCATGCCTGGATCATAATAGACTTTCTTAAACGCATTACCTGCTAAACCTAGTCCCCATAACATTCTTTCATGTTCAGGACGATATTCTTTCATGACATCAGTAATCTGATAGTTCATGTCTTCTTGCACTCTTAGTGCTGCTTCTTTTTTCTCTTGAGTCTCACGACCTACAATCTGAGTCTTAACTGGACCCATAGCAGGCATAGTCTCCATCATGGTCTCTGCTTGGAACTTAACTACCGCTTCAGATAATAGTGGATGATATACACCGCACGCACCTTCCCATGGTTCAGCTCTTTCTTCAATCTTTAACCCTAATAGTTCTAGTCCATCAACATAAGTTTGGATCCAGTCTTTTCTAGAGGACACATCATTTTCAAAGTCACCAATAAGTTCTGAAGCAAGATTAAGTAACTCAGTCTCAGACATCTCTTCGGCTAAGTTCTTGTTGAACTCTTCTTCGTCTACCCCATCTTCTTCCATGTGAATGTCTACACCAGGTGCATGTATATCTACAGCTTCTGGATCTTGAATCTCTATTTCTAACGCTGGTTCATCACCTAGTTGGTCTATCTTGTCTAAACCTTGTGGCGCTTGAGCCAAACTTTTATCTATTGCCATAATCTATCCTTTGTTGTTTCTCAACGCTAATACAAAATTATATAGGTTGGGGTATTTTTCGGGGTCTAATGCTTGCTGATCGTATAAGTTGGCACATTCTATGCAACGTAGTAGGAACAAATCAACTTCTGATAATGTCCCATCGGGATTTTCTAATGCTTGTGGTTTATCTATAGTGCAAAATAAGCGTACGATTCTGTCTATTTCAGGACCAAAGGTCTCTAAAATCTTTTCACTGGTAAAAGGTAAACAGGCCGTTTTGTAATAGTTTGTACTATATACTGAATGCAGCCCGCCAGCAAGCGCTAATATATCATTCATCCCAATTGTTTTAATAATGTGGAACGTTCTAATCAAGTGATCAAAGAGCGTACCTGACTTATGAGGTAACTTATCCGCCCCAATCTCATGTAAGAACGAAGTTAACAAAGTCTCACTATCGTATAACGCCTTAGGATCGATGGTAACTTTGAACATCAATGTTGTACGCGCTTTTGGGCAGATACGGCTTACCGCTCTGGCACAATGATACATAGTTCCAGGAAACACAACCACTCGACCATAGTGTGGCATAATTGACTTCGTGATCTCTGTTTTATCTTTATTGTAAAAGCTAGTCTCACCACCCCAATCAGCTTCCCAATTCTCGTTCATATAAACAATTACGGTTTGATCTGACTCACGTCTTGAATCTAGGTGAATGTAGCCTTCTGTACCAAATGTCTGTCTGTTTGAGTAACACCTCGTTAACTTGGCCTGATCTTTAAATATTTCTTTATTAATACTATCCCACAACTCTTTAAAACTTTTTGGAAGTCTAATAGCTACATCAGTAGGATTGTTAGGTAAAGTCTTTGTGATATCTACATTCCAATGACCGTATGGAACATCTTTATTTGATTGCCATCCGTATGACCAGTTGGACTTATCAAGAAATAAATTACACTCCGTTAACTTGGCCTTTGGAATTATGTTGTCTTTAATCTGTATCACTGTCTTTTGGGTCCCATCTAGTTCTAAAGTGCCACCATTGTTTTCTATATATGCTTATTCTTGCATATACTCTTTTATGTTTGTCGGATGTTCGCATTTTACTAACGCGCTTGTCCATACTAAACAACCCTTTAATATGATATACAATCATTAATAGTTTCTTAAATTCATAGCCATCAATTCAAATTCTTCTTGTGTACCATTGCTTTTAAGCCTATTAGCACGTGTAGATACTATCTTGCAGTTGTCTGGTGTATAGCCTTTATTGGAATCTTTGCGATCTAATGATGCAGTATCTTTATTATTTGTTTGGCTTGTATAATGTAGTTCTATGTTTAATAGGGGGCATACTGTAACTTTTTTAGCTTCTTCTAATATCCAATCTATTGTTAGGGTATGTTCTCTATTATATTTTCTAGCGCGTTGTCTGGATCTAGTTAAGGACTCTTTAGCCCAAAGTAATAATGGATCTGCTTCTTGTCGAACGGATCTACATACTAATGATCGTTTACAAAAACATAATTTACATTTTGTGCTTAAATGTTTTAATAATGATTTTTTAGTGTGTATGTAAAATTCCTCAACAGGTTTTTCGGTATTACATGATTTGCAAAATTTAGTATCCATTAGTAATAGGCCGCTTTCTTTCTAAATTTCATTAAATAAGAATCGTCTGGATCATCATTAGGTAACTTGATAAACCCACCTTGTCTAAAGCGCATTAGCGCTAAAGTCATACTATCCACCATGTCGTCATTAGAACCTGATGGAAAATCATTACACTGCTCAATTAATTCTTGTGCCCATCTTGTATCTGGAGCCCACACAATACCTGCTGAAAACAAATCACTTACAGCATTGACACGAGCGATTTTATCTTGTCCCTTACCTGGCGTAAATTCTCCAACAGGAATTCCCATTCTTCGCATCTCTTGGTATAGTGCTGCTCCGTTTGATTTTTTTTCCACCATAAATGCATCGGGTTGCCATTCTTTATATTGTTCAAGTACCATCTCTTTTAGTTCTGGAAACTCTAGTCGTTCATTAATTACGTTTAGTAGTATAATGTTGTAGTTATTAACTTCTTCATTAAAGAACACACCCCATGTTGTAAGTGCGTTAAAGTCTGATCGCGTATTTGCTTCTTGTGCCGCATCCAAACTCATAATAATAAATTCACATTGAGGAGGGTTTTCTTTTTCCCATACTTTCCACCACTCACGTTTTATTAATGCGCCTTCTTCTGATACTGGATTCTGCATATACTGTGCATTCCAGTAACGAACGTCTAGTGCAGCTTTCTTAGCTAGTAGTTCTTCTCTTGTCCAAAAGTCAGGCCATAAAGGTTCGCCATCATCTTTGATTGCGGGAAACTCAATTACTTCCCAAGGATCAACATCATCATTTTTATTCATTTGATTTATGATCTGGCCAGTTAAATCTAGCTTAGACCATCGAGTCATTACTACAATAATCGCACCACCAGGCATAAGACGCTGAATAGGACCAGACTGAAACCACTCCCAAGCAGGATGAAAAACGTCCGCACGTCCCAACTTGGCGTCTTGCTCTGAATGAGGATCGTCAATGATAAAAAGATCGGCGCCGCGACCAGCAAGAGCGCCCCCCACACCGATAGCAAAGTACTCGCCATTATAATTAGTACCCCATCGTGATGCACTTTTACTATCCGCCTGTAGTTCTACGTCTGGAAAGACGTCATGATAAGGAGTACTACCAACCAAATTACGAACTCGCCTACCAAAGTTAACAGCAAGATCGGCAGTATGAGACGCCATAATAATTTTCTTATGAGGAAACTTTCCCAAAAACCAAGCAGGAGCAAGATATGAGATAAGCTCAGATTTCCCGTGTCTTGGCGCAATATTAACAATAACTCTTTTCTTTTTGCCGTTGGCAATGTCTTCAAATATCTGCGCAAGCTTATAGTGGTGGGGTCCAACTTTATACCCAGGGTAAACATGTTTAACAAACTCCAAAAAATTTAATTGTCGTTCTTCTTTACTCTTTAA